ATGCTTTGTTAGAGTACAATAATTCTGAAGCAAACTCTCATAAAGAATCAATTCGTACTTATGCAAATAATATGGATTTGTTGAGATATCTAGAAAATCAAGACTTTGGTGGTGGTATTGATTCTTTAATAGAATCTCTAAGAATTAGACTTTAAAAATTTATTGCTTGGTCTCAATCCTCTCTGAAGTTGAAGATGATCTTGCGCACTAAAGATACCAATTGATGAGCGGTTAATATGTGGAAATTCTCTATCAAGATCTAAATTATATGAGAACACTTCGTCCAAACCATTGAATTGATATTTCATCATATCTTTTGCATTGGCAGTAGTCTTATTCCAAAACTCACTTTCAAATCTAGAACCATATTGATAATGATATGCAAGCACAATCTGTTGTACCCACATTTCTTGAAGATATTTTGAATTAAATGTTTTTCTTGATTCTTCTGATGGTTCCTTTATATAGTCGCATATAAAAGTAGCAAAGAAAAGTGTAAAGTGTAGACTTAACGCTTGGAGTGGCTCAAAGAAAAATGCGCGGTTTCCGTTAATAGCAATTTTCTCTTTTGGTATGAGCTCTTTTGCATATCGTTGCTTCCAAGAAATAATTTTAGTGATATCTTTATTTAGCTTAGATTTTACTTCATCATCTGATATCAAATCACTATTAAAGAGATAACCGCATTTACAGAATCCTTTTTCTGGATATGGAATTTCAAATTGCCAACCATCTTCTGTGGTTACATGGGAAGTATGTAAAGCATCAAAAGGCCGATTCACATCTACTTCTTTTTGAAAAATAGCTGCAGAATTTACGGAATTAAAGACTGGTTCAATATATTCACGTGAATTGTCCCAGCCTGCACAGTTTATTACGAAATCATAGTCAGACAAAAGTGCATCTTCATCTTCAATTTTTCTTGCAACATAAGTTACTTTTTTTGTATTCAAAAGATGATCGTGAATATATTCACTAAAAATCTTTGTATCAAAGTGAATTGCATAGTTAGAACCAAAGTTATGGTAAAATTGTTTACTATCTCCCCATCCAACAAAATTCACTCCCATTTTATAGGAAACAATGCCTTTTTCTACGAGTTCATGGGTTTTTATATCTAAAGTGTTACATACAACATTAGTCACTGATGGCGTTGTTGATTCTCCGACACTAAGAGGCTGTGTATCTGGATCATAGAAAAAAGTAACTGCAAATCCATATTGTATGCAGCGCAAAGCTGTTAAGATCGCAGATACGCCTTTACCAATAATGGCTACTTTTTTCATAATTATAATCAAATAGCTAATTAATTCTAATATATAGTCTTTATTTTCGTGGCTTCTCAAGGAGAAAAAGTATATGTTCCTGCTGAAGTGTATTTGTAATATCGGTACGTAGAGTCAGTCGTTACTGTTGCTCCTGATGCTGAAGTTGCTGTGTAACTTATAGGAACTCTAATAATTACTTGTCCAACGCCACCAAGGCCAGCAGTTCCATACGATGACGGATAACCCGGGTATGAAGCTCCACCGCCACCACCACCTCTTGTCCCATTAGTCCCATTACCAGAAGATTGAGATCCACCGTTTCCTCCACCTGCTGTCCCTGTACCTCCAGCACTTCCAGTGCCAGGTCCTCCGTATCCACCACCTCCTCCTCCACCATATCCTGTGTTAGATCCTCCATAGTTACTAGTGACTCCTGCTCCTCCATTTCCTCCATTAGCTCCAGAGGCAGCTGAACCAACACCACCAGCTCCGCCACCGCCGCCGCCGCCATAACCACCATAAGTTCCACCAGCATTTCCAGTCCCACCTATTGAGCTTCCTGAAGTCCCACCTACCGCATTACTCCACTGAGCTCCGCCACCTCCAGTTGCACCCGTAAAGTCGAAAGAGCTGGATCCCCCAGCGCCTCCATCGTTTGAACCGCTTCCTCTTGAACCTCTTCCTCCTACTGTCACCGTTTTGTTAGATGCTCCATTGGTTAATGTTTTGTTGAATGTGTTTACTCCTCCGCCACCACCACCGTGTCCTCCAAGGGTGCCAACCCAAATATCTTGAGGACCGCACCCACCACCACCTCCACCAACTGTCAATACATTTGCAGTAACTGGTGTTGGACCACTTGAAGTCCCATAAAAATTAGATAAGCTAATTGTGCCTGATGCGGGGACACCTGTATCTGCACCATAATATTCGCTGATAGAGATAGGATTAGTTCCACCAAACTCAGCCTGTACTTGGCTTAATGAAATTGCTCCAGAACTTGGTAGTGTCATTAGTTACTTGCTCCTTTTAATTCTTCTAATTCTTTTTTAAGTTCCTTTATGGACTCAATCAATAGACCTACAAGGTTCCCATACGCTACAGTTTTAATCCCATCTTCAGTAGTAGTTACAACCTCAGGTAGAACCTTCTCAACCTCTTGAGCGATCACACCAGCTTGTCTTGATTTATCATCAACATCGTTACGGATAAACGTGACACCACGAATCTTGGATACTTTTTCGAGTGCATTAGGAATGACCTTGATATCTTCTTTGAGTTTGATATCAGAGAATGCAGTGACATTTCCGGTTGCAGTCAGTGCTCCAGTGACTGATATACCGCCAGATGTAGTTCTCAACCTTTCTGCATTGTTTTCATAAAGTCGAACATAAGTCCGTGCGGCGTTATACATTTCCAATATAGTGGTTTGATTGGTTCCACTAGTATTCTCGCCTTGGTGATATGTATTACCATTAGTGTGGTTATAGTTCCTAAAAATGGTATTTGTACCATCGTGCCACATTCTGTAGTCAGAACCAGTTCCAAGCCTCAGGGTGTCGCTATCGCCCAAGATAGTGTAATTATTCCCCCATTTTTGAACTTCTGCTCCAGAACAAACCACGCGGAAGGTGTCAGCGGCGTTGAACTGAATGTAAGTGTCCGTGTCACCTGCGTGAACGATAGCATCTGGAATAGTCAGGTTACCACTGAAGGTTGGTGAGGCACTTGGCGCTGCTCCAAGGAACGTTCTGACTGCTCCAGCATCACTGCAAAATCTGATGTAATTATCAGTTGTACTAACTCTGTAAGCTATTGCACCAGAGATAGTAGATTGATTTTGATATGTGGACCTAAAAAGTCTGGCATAAATATCACCTGAACCATCTCTCTTTACCATCGAATTTGCAGTGCCAGTGACACTTGTACCAATAAATCCTTGAACAGCATCCGAAGTGGCGTGACGAATAAAACCGTCATTGCCTGTTTCACAACAGATTCTTGTGACTCCGCTGGTTACGTCATTAGGAGTGGTATTAAAGTAGTTGGCGTAAATGTAACCACTAGAGTGACGTTGGACAATTGTACTGTTTGATGCAGCTACACTTGGTTGAGCACCATCAAGTAAGTCAGCATCTAAACCAGAACCTGATCCATCGTTACCTGCGTGCCAGATCTTATACTTGTTGGCACCTTTCGACCAGCCGCCTACCGCGAGTTCGTTGGAGTCAGCGTCGAGACCGAAGTAGAGCGCGTAGTCGCCACCGCAGTGAAACGACATAAAGGCGTCGTTGCCTACGCCTGTGTTGTAAATCTCAAGGGCACCCTGGCTACCAGTTGCAGTGGCTATGTCGTCCCAGTTGTTTGTCTCGTTAGCATTAAAACGGTGCCTTGAGCTGATAGTATTTGAGGCGTTTGTTCTTACATAGTTGACACCCTGAATACCGTCAAGAGTATCAGCGTCAAGTCCAGAACCAGCACCGTCGTTACCTGCGTGCCAGGCAGTGTTACCTCCAATAGTTGCTCCTGTATTGGAAACCATTACACCTGTTCCATTTATTCCATATACTGCACCGTCTACAAAGAAACCACCGTCTGCACGGATGTAGCGCGGGGTAAAAATGTTTTTATTTGTGTTCTGATTAATTCTCAGCCAAGTACTATCCTGGGTGGTGATCTCACCCATCGCAGTTGTATTGTGATGAAAGAAAATACCACTGCCCGTGATATTTGTTCTTTGCTCTACATATCCTGTACCCCAGTTAGAAACCGAAGGCGTGCATACACGAAGACCTTGTTCCGCATTTACATAAACAATTTCAGTAGTTTGGCCGCCAATCTTCCCAGCAGACTCTCCAGCATTTAAGACTATCTCATTGCCGTTAGAGGTTCTTACTTCTTTAGTCGATACAAGAGTTGCAGGTGTAATCGTGTCAGGGATGCGGGCATCAGGAATCGTTCCCGCGTTCAAGTTTGATGCGTTTTGGTAGTAACTGCCTTGTTGACCATCAAGTAAGTCAGCATTCAAATTAGAAACTACTTGAGTACTATCTACAGTAAATGGAGAACTATTACCAGAAGTTCCACCGTTGAATGCAGGTCTATTATTGAAAGTTAATCCTGCACTGCTAGTGAATTCAGAAGTACCATTACTTAATGTAAGTATGCTAGTGAGTCCTGCAGCGGTATTGGCAGTAGCATTTCCCAATTCAAAGTACATAAATGCATCGCCAGAAGTATCGTCAGCATTGACTTCTATTCTTCCTGCCCTACCGTTTGTTTCTGGAGTTCCATTTTTATGGTTGAAAGTGACGTTTGCATTACCATATCCATCGTTAACAGTTAAAGCAACACCACCTGACCCTCTACCAGCCACAAGATAACCGTTTGTAGAATATTCACCAGTACCAGATGACTTGCCTGTCAGGTTATTAAAATCATGTGTATGCGAGTCATTAGCTACCACGATATTGTTGTAAGTTCCACTAACATCACCACCAAAAGAAGTTGATGTATTAAGGTAGTAAGTACCATCCTGACCATCTAACAATTCAGAATCTGCAGCTTTTGCTGTTGAACCTAACTTACCATTCAATGCTGTTTGCAGGCCATCGACATTGGCAATGATGTGATTATGACTGTCATCGGCAACTGTTGCATTTAGAGTAACATTAGATGATCCATCGAGCGATACACTGCCTGATAAATCAGTTCCTAATGTAATTGTCCTTGCAGTATTCCATTTACTTGCTGAAGCAGCATTTGCTGTTGAACCAAGCTTTCCATTCAATGCTGCCTGCAGCCCATCGATATTTCCAATAATGTGATTATGACTGTCATCGGCAACCGTTGCATTTAGAGTGACATTAGCTGATCCATCAATGGATACGCTGCCTGATAAATCAGTACCTAAAGTAATTGTCCTTGCAGTATTCCATTGGCTTGCTGAAGCAGCATTTGCTGTTGAACCAAGCTTTCCATTCAATGCAGTTTGTGTAGCAGTCGAGATGGGCTTATTTAAATCAGACGTATTGTCGACGTTACCTAATCCAACATCACTTGCGCCTAGAACTACAGCGCCAGTTTGTGAGTTAACGCTTGTTACATCTGCTGCAGGGTAATCAAGCTCGGTCCAACTACCAATCTGAGTAGGATCTGTGCCCGTAATGATAAACGTACTACTGACATCTGTCCGATTGCACCAGTCACCCTTTTGCCCACTCAGCGCAAGCATTGCTGATTGACTTGAGACTGTTCCCAAGAATTCTGTAATTGCAAGTGCCGGTATCTGAGATGTTGGGACTACACCACCCACTAGATCAGCTTTTGCATCGAGGGTCGTTTGTAAGCTGTCAACATTGGAAATTGTGTGGTTATGGCTATCGTCTGTGACTGTAATATTAAGTGTCACATTCGAAGATCCATCAAGAGATACTGAACCAGTAGTGTCTCCG